TCTTCATTGTAATAAGAAAAAGCCTTTTCAGCCAAACGAAAGACAAGTGTCTTTTTTTCTCCAGGCTCTAATGATATCTTATCAAATCCCCGCAGTTCCATGACAGGTCTCTTCACATTCTTTCCTGCAGCCCTGACATAAACCTGAACAGTTTCAAGACCAGCGCGCTTTCCGCAGTTTTTTACATCTGCTTTTACAGAAAAGCCATGACTTGTTTTTTCAACTCTAAGATCCCCATACACGTACTCTGTATAAGATAATCCATGACCAAAACAGTATCGTACCTTAACATCTTCTGATTCATAATAACGGTATCCCACAAAAACTCCTTCTCCGTAAACAACCCTTTCACCGCCCGGAAATTCTCCAAGCCTGTGAGCGGGACAGTCTTCAAGACGCTTTGGTAAAGTAAAAGGCAGCTTTCCGGACGGATTACCTTTTCCAAGGATTATTCTTGCAAGCGCCCGTCCGCCCTCCATTCCATTGTAGCTGGTATAGACAATGGCTTTTGAACGGTCTGCAAAGGCTTCCAAATCCACCGGTGATCCCGCCAGTACTGCAATGACCGCAT